GGAAAAATAGAAGTAAAAGCGCAGGGCGGTGTTGTAGGCCTTCCCGTAGACGACCGGATGATAAACCCCGAGATTTTATCTCTAATAGAGAGTATAATGGCTCGATGAGCGCGGAGATCTTTAATGGCTGAGTCAAGAGTTAACACGGGGCCCGGTTACGGCAACGACACCTATAAGCTAGATGATCTATTTGGCTTGGCCGACACCGAGTTTGTCGTGGACGTCATAGGCTCTGGCGAGGACATGGCATCAAATCTCGCGCAACGCGGCCTACGGGACATGCAGCGTCGTACACCAGAGGGCGGTTTATCAACTCTTATTCGTAATTTAGGTGGACTTGCTACAAGAGAAGAGTTTCAACTCCCCGGAGTAGCCGGTAATTACAACCCCAATAAATTTCCCAAAACTATGGGAAAAGGTCCACGGGGCCCGATAGAAATAAGTCCGGAAGGTATTCTTGTAGAACAGAACGCTGAGCCCTCGACAATTAGGCATGAGTTAGAACATGCTGGCATACGTCGGCTAACCAACCCCTCCGATTTTGATAAAGTGCAGGCAGGGGGTGTTTACCCCTATCAGTTAAGAGATGTTCCGCTTGATGACCTGTCTCTTCTAATAGAAGCCAGAAACACGGCAAAAAACAATTTTTATTCGGACGACCTTGATCACTTTCTTATAGAATCCATGCAAGCAAGTCAGAATTTAAGAAGAGGAAACCTTTCTGAAAAGGACCGTTGGGGCAGGGACTCTTTTTTAGTTATAGGCAATTACCTAAACAACCCTACACAGGAAAACAGGGAAGCGGCCATAGAGAGAATACAAAACGTCATCAGTACAACACCCAAGACGGGAACTTCTTATGGCGACAAGGTCATTTATAATACAGCGTTAAGTATTGCAACTAAACGAGGCGCAGGTTTAAGAGAGTTGCCTTTGGAGCAAGAAATACTTCCGTATGAACTTTTGGATTCTTTGGAACAGGCTATTATGAATTTTAACATGCCGCCAGAAAAAGAGTATTCTCAGAAAATAACTTATGCCGACGGCGGTGCCGTGGAAGGTTCTACGGTGGATCTAGGCCAAGGCGCTCCATATCTTTCAGAAGAGTTAATAGCTTTAGAAGAAGCCAAAATGGCTAGGTTCTTCCCTCCACAAGAAGAAGAACCGCTTTATGTTTCTGAACAAGGCGAACCGGAGCCGTACTACCAAGATAACAATTACTATGGTGACGGGTTTAGATACACTCAGGTAGAGCCAAAAGAAGCAGCCGCACCAATTTTTGAAAGGATTGAACCCAGAACAAAACCTTTGATGATTGATGTTGATGGTTATAAGGTGATGCCCAAGCTTTTTGCTCAAGGGTATATGGGAAAAAGAGCCACAGGCCCTTCCTATGAGCAAGAAGAAGACAGCGGGGGTGGTAGGTACGGGCTCGATGTTTTAACACCAAGCGGCAATCAGTTCGGTATAAGTCGAGACGCGGGTTACACCAGAGGTACAATAAACCATTCGGAAGAGGTTCAACGATACTATGGCGCTCCTGCCCGCGAAAAATACGGCACGGATGGCATAGCGCTTGGAAACATTTCCGGATACTATCGAAGCCCGAACGGTTACAGTGTTGAGGGCAGCTATAATCCCGACACGAACAATTATAGGATTCAGGCGCAACGGACCATTAGGTTTAATGAAGGTGGCATCGTCGCTGTAACAAGGGAACAAGCACCGCGGGCCGCGGACCAACGCAATGAAGCGTTTGGCGCGAAGCTATTAAAGTTAGCGGGTCTTGCTACGACGCCTCGTCAGCTTGTGAATAGGGTAGATCCGAGACTTTTTGAACAGATAGACGTGGTCCTTGGGCGGCGGCCCGGTGAGCGTTCTTTTAAGACACCGGAAGGTGGAATTGGGAGCATGAAGCAATATTGATGGACCGCGGCCCACGGAACTGGTACTCTGGGCTAGAGGAGACTATGTATGGCGCGTGAACCGATTGCTGGAATGGTGGAAAGAAATGTTCCATCACAGCTTGATCCGGAGGATTTAGCTGCCGAAGTGGAGCTAGAGGTTCCGGGCAGCATGGACAACGTCATAGCCTTTGAGGGTATGGCGGACAATATGAATATTGAGGTGACTCCGGAGGAGGACGGCGGGGTTACTATTGATTTTGATCCGCAGGACCAGCGCGGAGAGAGTGATGATTTCTATGCCAACTTGGCGGAGGAGATGCCGCCGCGTGAGTTGAGCCGGATTGCTGGCGAGTTGTTGGCGGAATATGACGCGAACAAGGCGAGTCGGCAGGACTGGGAAGATGCGTATGCGAACGGCTTGGAGTTGCTTGGCTTTACCTATGAGGAGCGGACTCAGCCGTTTAGGGGTGCTTCTGGTGTAACGCATCCGTTGCTGGCGGAAGCTGCGACGCAGTTTCAGGCGCAGGCATTTAATGAGTTGTTGCCTGCTTCGGGGCCCGTGCGGACTGTTGTATTGGGTGCGGAAACGCGGGAAAAGCAGGCTCAATCGCAGCGTGTACGGCAGTTTATGAACTACTACATCACGAGTGTGATGGAAGATTACACGCCTGACATGGATCAGATGCTGTTTTATCTACCGTTGGCGGGCAGTACGTTCAAGAAGGTGTATTATGACGAGACGTTGGGCCGTGCGGTAAGTAAGTTTATCCCGGCTGAGAACCTCGTTGTGCCGTATGAGACTTCGGATTTGGACACCTGTCCGAACATAACGCAGGTTATTCGCATGTCGTTGAACGATTTGCGGAAAAAACAGGTTGCTGGCTTCTATTTGGACATACCGGTTATCCCTGCACAGGCCGAATTGGACAGTGTGGATGACGAAATTGACCGTATTGACGGCATTTCGCCGAGTCAGATTGACTATGACTGCACCATATTGGAGTGTCACGTCGATTTAGACTTGGAGGGGTATGAGGATTTAGACGAAGAGGGCGAGCCGACGGGTATTAAGATACCGTATGTCGTCACAATTAGTCAGGACAACGGGCAAATTCTGTCAATTCGGCGGAATTACCTTGAGGAAGACGATTTACAGCGCAAAATCCAGTATTTTGTGCACTATAAGTTCCTTCCGGGCTTCGGTTTTTATGGTTTAGGTCTTATTCACACCATTGGCGGTTTGTCACGTACCGCCACGGCGGCACTGAGGCAGTTGATCGACGCTGGTACGTTGTCCAACCTCCCAGCGGGCTTCAAGGCCCGCGGACTACGGATCAGGGATGACGATGACCCGCTTCAGCCCGGTGAGTTCCGTGATGTGGACGCACCCGGAGGGGCTATCCGTGACAGCCTGATGCCGCTGCCCTTTAAAGGCCCTGACCAGACCCTGTTTTCTTTGCTTGGTTTTGTGGTTCAAGCGGGACAGAGGTTTGCGACTATCACCGACATGAAGGTCGGAGATGGTAATCAGCAGGCCGCAGTGGGTACAACTATAGCTCTGTTGGAGCAGGGCTCGCGCGTGATGAGTGCGGTGCACAAAAGGCTGCACTATGGCATGAGGCAGGAGTTTAAGATCCTTGCTCGTGTAATGAGTGAGAGCCTCCCACAGGAGTATCCGTACTCTGTAGAGGGCGCAGACGCCTCTGTCATGCGGACTGACTTTGATGACAGGGTGGACGTGTTACCTGTTTCTGATCCGAACGTGTTCAGTCAGGCGCAACGCATTGCCTTGGCGCAAACTAAGTTGCAGTTGGCTAGTGCAGCACCTGAGATGCACAACATGTACGAGGTGTATCGGGACATGTACGATGCGTTGGGTGTACGCGACACCGACCGCATAATGAAGCGCATACCTGACGACGAGCCGATGCCGAAGGACCCGGCGCAAGAGAACATCGACTCGATGGACATGATACCTCTGAAGGCTTTTGAGGGTCAGGAGCATGAGTCGCACATCATGGCGCACATGGTCTTTGGTTCGACGCCGATGGTTTCTGGTATGCCTGCTATTGCAATGGCATTGCAGAAGCACATCATGGAGCATGTCCGGATCGCGGCCCGCGAGAAGGCAGCCGTGGCCTTTATTCAGGGACGCCAGCAGGCTGGTGGACAGGTCGCAACAGAAGAAGAAATGCTGCAAATTGAAGGACTTACAGCACAATTTATTGCTGAAGGTATGCAGATGCTCAAGCAGTTGTCGCAGCAGGTCTCTGGTCAAGGGCCAGATCCGTTGATACAGCTTAAAGAGCAAGAGCTTCAGATTAAGGCGCAAGCCGAGCAGTCTGACGCACAGTTGGATCAGGCTAAACTACAGTTGGAACAGCAGGGTATGCAGATGCGTTCCAATCAGTTCCAGCAACGGCTGTCGTCTCAAGAGCGGCAGACGCAGCAGCGCATTGATGCTGCATTGCAGCGTGAGCTACTTAAACAACAGAATGGAGGCTCTCCACAATGAAAAATCGTCCAGTAAAGGTAAATGGCGCGCCGCCTAAAGCGCCAGCTAAAGCCGAAATGGTTGGTAACCCAAAGGTGCCGCCTATGGCTGGTAACAAGATGCGTAAGATGAAGATGCGTGGAGCGGGTGCCGCGATTAAGGGCACAAGCTACATGGGCTGTTAGATGCCGTTAAAGCGTGGCAAAAGCAGCGCTACGGTTAGCTCTAACATTAAGAAGCTAAAGTCTGAGGGCTACCCTCAGAAACAGGCTGTAGCGATTGCGCTATCTAGTGCTGGGAAGTCTAGAAAACGCAAAAAGGTGATGAAAGCGGCAAAAGGGGGCGTCGTTAGAGGGTTTAGTCCAATAGCACGTCCACAACGATTTAAGGGTGTGTTTTAGCTATGAACTTTAACGAAATGGTGCAGGCTTGTTGGGAGGCGGCGAAGCTGACTGATCCAACGGCTTATTTGCTGGTATCGGAGAGCCCCGCTGGTATTAAGCTTGTGAAATCTGTTTTTCATGGCGCACAAAACAGCAGTATTATTGTAAGTTGTAATCAAGAGGGCGACACGCGCGTTCAGCGTGTAAATACGCCTTACATGGATTGTTTGCCTATTCGCGTTCCAGTGCCTATTTCTCAGGAAGACTCTCTTACTTATTTGTATGACGCGAAACATGGCGACGATTGGAAGTCGGTAACTTTTCGTAAGCCTTTGGGTCCGGTGCCATACAACGCTTTGTATATTTATACATACTCTAGCGACAGGACAGGGGTCGTTAGTTATTGGGCCGTAGATTCAACAGACGGCTCGGTATTCCAACTGTTCTAATAAGAACGGCGGGGGTAACGTGTTATGGTTGCGAAAGTAAACGATACCACACAAGTAGCGCTGCCTATACGCAATTTAATTTCAATAGTTGCGGCGGCGGCTTTGGCGACGTGGGCCTACTTTGGAATAGTGGAACGTCTCAATAAAATTGAAACAAATCAACACCTTATGGAAAACGACCTGAATATGAACACCGAGTTCAGGATCAAGTGGCCTAGAGGCGAGATGGGCAACCTCCCTGCTGATAGCGAACAATTCATGTTGATTGAGCATCTGACGGGTGAATTAGAGAAACTGACCAAAGAGATTGAGAGCGGGCAGGCTCCTTTTGACCAGCAGCAGAAGCTAACACTAGCTTTTTACGAGAAGCGTATAGCCAACCTTGAAGCGCAAATGGAGAAGATTAAAGACAGCCAAATGGAGATGTTTCATAAAAACAAAGGAGTCAAAGGAGCGGGTCATTGATAACCGCTATGTCCTTTGTTCTTTTGTTATTCTCCAACGGTGCTTTAGAGGGGTATAAGCATCACGAGAACTTATCGGATTGTCTTTCGGTTAAGCGCAAAATAAAAAGGCATAATGGACAGGCACATGGCTTTGAAGATAGGTGGGTTTGCCAACGCATGAAGGTAGAGTTGGCGCAGGGTCCTGATGGAAGATGGAACATTAGACGTTTATTAGATGGAGTAAAGAAATGACCGAAACTACTGATCATATCCCCGATAAGGCCGCATATCAGGTTAACAGAAGACGTATGTGTTGGGTGGCTTTAGGCATGATGATGGCCGTTGTCGTGTGTTTTCTTATTGACCCTGAGAAATATGGTGGCGCAGAGTTAGGCCCCATCTTCTACGGGTTAAGTGGGCTTGTCGCAGTCTACTTCGGTGCAACTAGCTGGCAGCAGAAAAAATGATCTCTTTACTCGGAACATTACTCGGATTTGGCACGTCAATCGTCCCTGAAATCCTAGGCTATTTCAAACAGAAACAAGCTAATCAGCAAGAGTTGGCAATGCTTGAAGCAAAGGCTAAATATGCTGAGAAGCTGTCTGAATTGAAGCTAAAGGAGCTGGACGCCCAAGCGGATATTGCTGAAGCACAGTCGATATACCAACATGATAACAATATTGATAGCGGTAGTTTTGTTAATGCTTTACGCGGCTCTGTTAGGCCTGTTATTACTTATGCTTTCTTTATTCTGTTCGCGGCGATCAAAACGACGGCGTTGACAACAATGATGTCTAACGACGGTGTGGACTTATCTGTTGCCTTAGTTGCAATCTGGGACGATGAAACTCAAGCTATCTTTAGTGCTATAATCGCTTTTTGGTTTGGCAATCGTGCCATGAGCAAAGCTAGAGCAAGGACCAGTAAATAATGGCAAAACAATCTGTAGGCGCTGTATGGCGTCCAATTCCAGTTAGAAAAAGAACCTCTATTGGTCAGTCTCCGATGAGCCGCCCAAATAACAAACACAAGCGGCGTAACTGGAAGAAATATCGTGGTCAGGGGAAATAAAACCTTATGAGTAAGTTTAAATTAAGCGGTAAGTCTATACTCAAGTTGAACGGTGTAAACGAAGACCTGCGTAACGTGGTTTTAAGGGCAATCGAGATAACTAAAGTAGATTTTGGCGTGATTGAAGGTTTACGCACAGAGAAAAGGCAAGAAGAGTTGGTTGCCTCTGGCGCATCGCAAACCATGAAGTCCCGGCACCTTACCGGGGATGCTGTAGATCTTATGGCGTATATAGGTTCGCGTGGATCATGGGAGCTTAATCTTTATGATGACATAGCGGACGCTATGCGGGCCGCCGCAATTGAGAAAGACGTAGGCATTCAATGGGGTGCAGCGTGGACCGTGCCTGACATACGAGAGTGGGATGGCACTATGGAAGATGCGATGAACTCTTACATTGATATACGTCGATCCGAAGGCCGCAGGCCGTTCATTGATGCGCCGCATTTTCAGTTAACATAAAATTACAGTTTCTCCTAGCATCTCTTATATTAAGTGTGCTAGGGTGCATAATACGTTATGCGATAAACTGTGGGGACTTGATGGATGAAATAAAAATAGCCGAAGCGGTGTTTCGGATTTTCCGTGAACGTCGCCAAGGTTGTGTCGATTATATGTTGAATGGCAACGTAAAATCGATGGAGCATTATCGTGAGCTTATGGGCAATCTTGAATGCCTTAATCACGTGGAACAGGAACTCAAGAGCCTGCTAGAAAAACAGGAGCGAAGTAATGACTAAAGCGCAAGAAGTAGACCTTGATAGTGTAGCAGAGGGAGTCGCGAACCTCGCAGAAGCTTACAAGGATGTTACTGACAAGGTACTAGACCCCGATAAAATCGGTGGTTCTCTCCTAGAACGGATGCCAAACCCAACGGGCTGGCGTTTGCTAATCCTACCATATCGCGGAAAAGGTAAAACCGATGGCGGAATATATCTGCCAGACGCGGTGGTTCAGGAGCAGACAGTATCCACACAGGTTGGCTATGTCCTCAAGGTAGGGCCTCTGGCTTACAAGGACACAGAGAAATTTCCCTCTGGTCCGTGGTGCGAGCAGAGTGATTGGGTGATGTTTGCCCGTTATGCTGGATCGCGTTTCCGAATTGATGGCGGTGAAGTTCGCATCTTAAACGATGACGAGATTTTAGCGCGTATCAACGAACCTGAAGATATTTTGCATTTCTAGGAGTGACTGATGTCAGAAGATAAAGAGTATGATACAGACGACCAAATCGAGCTAGATTTGGTCGAGGATGCTGAAGTAGAGCTTGATTCTAATAACGAACAAGCCAACGTGTCGTCGGATGACGATAACTTTGACAAGGCAGAAAGCGCCACTCAAAAGCGCATAGATCGCCTGACCAAGAAAATGCGTGAGGCCGAGCGCCAGCGCGAAGAGGCTTTAAGGTACGCTCAAAACGTACAAGCTGAAGCTCATCAATTAAAGCAGCGCATGGATGCTTTGGATAACAGCTATGTTACCGAATACAGCAGCCGTGTTGAGACGCAGATGGCTACGGCAGAGCAAGATCTTGCAAGGGCTATTGAAATGGGCGACACTAACGGTGTTGTCGAAGCCCAACGCAAAATAACCAAGCTTGCTATTGAAAACGACAGAGCCCAACAAGCAAAAGTTCAGCAAGAAAGGTACGCTCAACAAGCGCGGGCGCAGCAGCAAGCGCGGGTTAATCAGCCAATGCCGCAGCAACAGCCGCGTAGGCCGGACCCGAAAGCAGAAAGATGGGCCCAAAGAAACGCATGGTTTGGAGAAGACGAAGCCATGACGTATGCTGCTTTTGGCATCCACAAAAAATTGATCGAAGACGAAGGGTTTGACCCGCAGTCCGATGACTATTATACTGAGCTTGACAGACGTATGGTGAACGAGTTTCCACATAAGCTGTCAAACGGTGGAAGTAAACGGCCCGCTCAGACGGTTGCTTCTGTATCCCGCAGTTCTGGGCGCAGTAGTGGGAAAAGGGTTAGACTCACCCCTAGCCAAGTCGCGATAGCGAAAAAATTGGGTGTGCCGCTTGAAGAATACGCGAAATACGTGAAGGAGTAAGTTAAATGTCTGAAGAACAAAACGAAATGTTTGAAGGCGAAATTAAACGTACTTCTCGCGCAAACCAAACTAGGGAAAAAACGGCAAGGCGTAAGCCGTGGGCTCCCCCGTCTATGTTGGACGCACCGCCTGCACCGGATGGTTTTAAGCATCGTTGGATCAGGGCTGAAACCCGTGGTTTTGACGATACTAAAAACATAAGCGCAAAGATGCGCGAAGGCTGGGAACTGGTTCGCAAGGACGAGTATCCAGACTTTGAGGCCCCGGTAGTTGATTCAGGTAAATACGAAGGTGTGTTCGGAGTAGGTGGACTTATTCTCGCCCGTATTCCGTTGGAGACGGTAGCAGAGCGGACGGCTTATTTCTCTCAGAGAAACCGAGACCAACTGCAAGCTGTTGACTCTGACATGATGCGCGAGAATGCACATTCAACCATGCGGATCAGCAACGCTGATCGGCAATCTCGTGTAACCTTTGGCGGCCCACAACGATAAAGGGTCGCCCTGATTGGAGAAAAACAAATGGCAAACCAAGATACTGCCTTTGGTCTTCGTCCTATCGGGCTCAACGGCGCAGGTGCCAACACTACCGGTGTAACTCAGTATGAGATTGCATCTAACAACTCCAACCCGATTTATCAGTATTCGCCAGTAATTCCTCTGGCTGCTGGTGTTATCGATATTGTTGGTAATGCTAATGGTGGTACGGTTCCTGCTCTCGGCGTCCTGATGGGTGTTGAGTATGTAGATAGCTCTACAGGCAAAACCGTTTGGAAGAACTACTGGCCCGGTTCAAGCAATGTAAGCGTTGACACGAATCATCCTGTCAAAGCTTTCGTTGCAGACAACCCAAACCAGTTGTTTATGGTTGCTGCTGATGGTAGCTCAACCGACCGTGCAACCGCACTGTCGAACATTTTTGCTAACGCATCACTTGCAACTGCAACTTCCGGTTCATCCGCAAACGGACGTTCCACTGCTGAATTAGATATTTCCACCGTTGCTACTACAGCTACGCTGTTCATGCGCGTTGTTGGCCTCACAGGTGATGTGGCTAACCTCGACTATGACGCAGCCGGTGTGAACTATGTAGTTCGGTTCAACTTCCACCACAATGCGCCCTGCTCTAGCTCTGATTCTCAGACTACAGCAGCCAGCACTGGCATTTAAGGAGGGGATAGACAATGGCTATTTCTCGCGCACAATTAGCGAAAGAGCTTGAGCCCGGCCTAAATGCCTTGTTCGGTCTTGAGTATGATCGTTACGAAAACGAACACGCTGAAATCTTCGATGAAGAGTCTTCAGATCGGGCATTTGAAGAAGAAGTGATGCTCGGTGGTTTTGGAACAGCACCTGTCAAAAGTGAAGGCGGAGCCATCAATTTTGACGATGCACAAGAAACCTACACTGCTCGGTACACACACGAAACAATCGCTCTGGCCTTCTCAATCACTGAGGAAGCTATCGAGGACAATCTGTATGACCGACTGGCATCACGTTACACCAAGGCTCTGGCCCGCTCAATGGCTCAGACCAAGCAGATCAAAGCTGCCGCAATCCTGAACAATGCGTTCACTGCGGGTGCTTCTGCAATTGGTGACGGCGCAGCCCTCTGCTCGTCTTCTCACCCATCTTTGTCTGGTAACCAGCGCAACAAACTGTCTGTTGCAGCAGATCTCAACGAGACTTCTCTTGAGCAGATGCTGATCGACATTGCTGGTCTAACAGACGAGCGTGGTTTGAAGATTGCTGTTCGTGGTACGAAGCTGATTATCCCGAAGGAATCGCAATTTATTGCGGAGCGAGTGCTTAACTCCAACCTCCGTCCGGGTACAGCAGACAACGATGCAAACGCCATAAAGAACATGGGTATGCTTCCAGAAGGAGCGGTTGTTAACCACTTCTTGGTAGATACCGATGCCTTCTTTATTAAGACGGATGCACCGAACGGCTTTAAGTACTTCAACCGTTCCCCAATCAAAACCGCTATGGAAGGTGACTTTGACACCGGAAACATGCGGTTCAAGGCCCGTGAGCGTTACAGCTTCGGCGTCTCCGATTGGCGTTGTGTGTTCGGCACCGAAGGTGCATAACACAGTCTCTCCCTGAGACCGGAAGGGGCGGCTGCAAAGCCGCCCTTTCTTTTTGTTTTGTTCTAAGTTATATTTTATTTGGGTCTAATATATGAGCTTCGTAGACAGGAACTGGCCCACCTGACATTGCACGGACTACGAAGCCAAACCTTGTGCAAGGGGTAAGATATGGCTTCGACCACTTTTTCCGGTCCTGTTACCTCGACAAATGGCTTTGTCGGTGACATCAAAGTTCCAACCTACACCGTAGCTGGCGCACCTTCCGCATCTGATGCGGGAGCAGGTACACTTATCTATGTGTCCAATGGTGCTGCTGGTTCAGCTATTTTAGCCTTCTCTGACGGCACTAACTGGAAGCGCTCCGACACAGGCGGAACCATCTCAGCCACGTAACAGGAGGTAAACCATGTCTCGTTTTAAGCCACCTAGCGTAGAAGAACTCGCAGCTAGAGGCCTAGATGCGGACGGCAATCCTCTTGTAACTAAGAAGGTTCGCGCACGTAACACAGACGGCACGTTGAAGGGTGATGACCCTTCAACCCCGGATGTTAACGAAGCGTGGGAAGAAAAAGCCGTTCCAAAAAAGGCTGTTAAAAAGTCGGAGAAAAATTAAATGGCTAACTCAGACGTAAGAACAAAACGTCTGACGGGTACGGGAGCGGCCAATATTGGTCGTTCCCGCTTGCGTCAGGTACAGGTTTTGACGGGCGCGGGTGCAGGTCGGTTGACTTTAACAGATGGTAACGGTGGTTCGACAATCTTAGACATAGATTTTCTAGCTTCCGACTCACACTCTGTAAACATTCCTGATGAAGGGGTTTTGTTTACAGAGGATCTGTATGTCGCCACGGCAACCAACGTCACGGCCATGACAATCTTCTTTAGCTAGGGGGTGCGTTTATGTCCCGTGAAGTAAGCTCTATAACTCGCGTCGGCACTAGCGAGCCGTTCGAGCTTCAAGTTGCTAGAGGGCAAATTGCTTGGCACAAGCCGCTTTTTAAGTTCGGCAACAACGCTACTGTTGGAGACAGTTTGGAAACCATATGGGCAGAAGGTGGCCTCTATAGTTACTTGACTTCGGCAACTGTTTTAAAAGTTTCTAGTTCATCTACAGACGACACCTCTGCGGGAACAGGAGCAAGGACAGTTCAACTGTACGGACTTGATGGTGACTACAACGAAATAAACGAACTCGTTACCTTAAACGGGCAAACCGTTGTAAACACCACGCAATCATTTTTACGCATAAATCGTATGATTGTGCGTTCTGCGGGATCAAGTGGAGCAAATGCAGGTGTTATTTATGCGGGAACAGGCACGGTAACGACAGGTGTACCTGCAAATGTTTATGCTTCCGTAAACGGGGTAACAGGATCAAATCAGAGCTTGATGGCTCTTTGGACCGTCCCTGCGGGATACACGGCGTACATGCTCCAATATGACGTATCTAACGGAACGACGTCTAACACCCCTGCGCTTTGTAAACTTATTTTGGCGGTGAGGCCGTATGGAGAAGTGTTTCAGTCAAAAGATGTTAAGTCTTTGACAACAGGAATGCACGTTGAAGAATCTTTTGCAATTCCACAGAAAATTACAGAAAAGTCGGACATAGAAGTACGGGCAATATCGTCCTCCGCTTCTGTGAGTTTTGATATTTCCGCCGCTTTTGAAATTGTTTACATCAAGAACGGGGATAATTTGGCGTAATGGCGACTACTAAAAATGTTGAGAGACTTCCGTCCGGACGTATTAAATACAGAGGAGAGACTTTCGCTGGCTTCAACAAGCCCAAGCGTACTCCCGGTAAACCAAAAAAGAGTGCTGTTCTTGCTAAAAAAGGCTCTGAGATTAAGTTGGTCCGATTCGGAGACCCAAACATGTCAATTAAAAAAGATCAGCCCAGCCGTAGAAGTAACTTTAGAGCGAGACATAACTGTGATACCGCAAAAGATAAGTTTTCTGCACGGTATTGGTCCTGTAAGGCATGGTAGGGTGACTTTCGTGGCTGATAAAAGCTTGCATGAACTTGAAATAGAGTTCACAGAATGGAAAACGCAACAAAAACACATTGTAGATCGCGTAGATCAGCTACATACGGATATGAGTGACGTAAAAAAGGCCGTTTTTCAGGCTAAATGGATGCTTGTTGGTGCTTTAGTCTTTGCTGGAATGATGAACAGTGAGGCTTTTATGGAACTTATACTTAACTTGGGGGCTAAATAGTGGCTTATTCGCGCAAATCTTCTAAGTCTTCGCCTAAAAGCAAAGGTAGTAAGATTTGTCCTGAAGGAAAAGCTTGGGCGGAAAGGACTTTTGACACCTATCCGTCAGCTTATGCTAATTTAGCGGCGTCTAAATATTGTAAGGACCCTAATTACGCCAAAAAGTCTAAACGAAAGGGCAAGTAATGGGCGGTCTAAAGGAGTGGTTAGATGAGGATTGGGTACGACTGGATAGTTCTGGTAATATCGCAGGTTCGTGCGGTACATCGAAGAATAAAAGAAATCCTGATAGATGCCTACCTAGAAGTAAAGCTCAGAGCCTATCAAAGTCTGAACGCGCTGCAACGGCTCGTAAGAAAAAGCAAGCGGGCGCTAAAGGGCAACAGGTTGTGGCAAACACTGAGGCGGCCAAGGTAACAAGAAAGGCAACAGGGGGTGTTATTGGTTATGAGACCAAAGCAAAGCGCCCTTTTCGTGGCAGCAGCATACCCGGAACGGCTGTAGCGCGTGGTTGTGGTAAAGTTATGGGCGGTCGCCGTAAGCGGACAAAAGGGTCAGTGTCTCAAGCATGAAGAACATGCGGTTTTACATCGGCAAAGAGCAGGATATCTGCCAAGAAATATTGGCGTGGTCTGCTCACACCTTGCAAAAACCAAACCCGTTTTATAACGGGCTTCCACCGTGCCCGTATGCCCAAAAAGCTTGGGAAGATCACAAAGTAGCTATTTTGTTTAAGTACGACACAAACTTACAATGCTTGTATAGCACCATATCTCAGTGGGAAGACACGTTTGACCTAGTTATCATAGTGGATATGGCCTTTGAAAAAGACCCAGATGCGTTCCACGACTACTTAGCGATGATGAATGACGCCATTTCTGAGGGTGTTTTTATTGATAGGGACATCTGGTTGATGGGTTTTCACCCCCACGATGAACCCAATGATTTCATAGACGATAGTTCGTTTATGCAGATGGTTGACGATGAATATGCTATGATTTTTGTTCAACGCTTGTCTAAGGTGCAGGAAGCAGCAGACAAACTTGAACAAAAAGGGTATTATGATAATTACTTGGAAGAGTACGATGCCGAGCACATCTTCCAAACCCGCAAAGAGTTGTACAGGAGGCTCCAACAATGGCAATGAAACCACGTAAGGTTAATAAGAAAGCCGATGGCAGCATGGTAAAGAAAATGCGTGGCGGTGGCATGGTAAAGAAAATGCGTGGCGGTGGCATGGTAAAGAAAATGCGTGGCGGCGGAATGGTAAAGAAGAAGTAAGATGGCTACCTCTGGAAGCACCAACTTTGAGCTAGATGTCGCTGATTATGTTGAGGAGGCATTTGAGCGTTGTGGACTTGAGGTTCGTACTGGTTACGATCTCAAAACCGCTAAGCGTTCCTTGAATTTGATGCTTGCAGAATGGGCTAACCGCGGTCTGAACGCATGGACTATAGCCCAGAGAAGCCAAGCTTTGACTCAAGGCACAGGTGATTATAACTTAGGAACCGACGTTATCGACATTTTGTCGGTAGTGGTACGTCGCAGCGGCACGGATTATGCACTGGAGCGTATTAGTCGAGACGATTATTTGTCTATTCCGACTAAAACAACACAGGCACGTCCTTCTCAGTTTTTCTTAGACAGGCAGATAACGCCTGTCTTAAAGCTTTGGCCGGTTCCTGAAAACAGCACCGATGTTGTGTATTATGATGCATTAACTCGCATGGATGATGCGGATGAGTACACAAACACGATGGAGGTTCCTTTCCGTTTGTATCCGTGTTTAGCCGCGGGTTTGGCGTACTATATTTCCATCAAGAGAGCCCCCAATAGGGCACAACTCTTGAAGATGATGTACGAAGAAGAGTTTGAACGGGCAATATCTGAGGACCGTGATCGGGCTTCGTTTAATATTGCGCCTGATTTTGGATATTTTAGGGTATAGCTATGGCTCGATTTGCTACAGGCAAAAACTCTTATTCAATATCTGACCGTTCCGGTTTCCGGTATCGGTATCAGGACATGCGTAAGGAGTGGACAGGCTTACTTGTAGGCAAAGACGAGTGGGAGCCAAAACAACCTCAGTTGGAGCCTTATCCAAAAGTTGTAGATCCTCAAGCTTTGAAAAACGCACGGCCTGACCGCGTGGAGCCTATGGATGTTCCTGTCGGTGGCGGTGGTTACCCTTATAGAGGCGTGGATACAGGACTCTTATGTTCTGTGGGCCATGTAACGGTGGTGACATGAGCTTTACATTAACGCAGCTACAAGACGCTATTAAAGACTACACAGAAAATCAGGAAACCTCTTTTGTTAACAACCTGAACATCTTTATCCGTGGTGCGGAAGAGCGCATCTTTAAGAGTGTGCAGCTTAATTTTTTCCGTCGAAACCAAACGGGTACGTTAAGTGTTGGTAATAAGTTTTTAAACTGTCCGTCAGATTTTCTGGCCCCGTACTCGTTGTCTATAATTACAGCGGGCGGCGATAACGTGTTTTTGGAGTATAAAGACGTAAACTTCCTCCAAACAGCTTATCCTAACCCTACTACTACGGGAACACCGAGGTACTATGGTTATTTTGACGTGTCTAACTTTATTATTTCTCCAACTCCTAGTGCTGCTTTGACGGCAGAACTCCACTATTATTACAGGCCTGCTAGCCTGACTGCGGGAGCCGGAGGCGGCACAACGTGGCTTAGTGTTAATGCGCCAATTGCGATGTTGTATGGCTCGTTAATTGAGGCATATACATACATGAAGGGTGAACAGGATATTATTCAGAACTACCTGTTGCAGTTCCAAGAGTCTATTGGACGCTTGAAGAACTACGGTGAGGCTATTGAGGATACGGATGCGTATCGTACAGGTCTCATTATTAGGGAGAAAATCTAGTGTTTAGTTTCAAGCTGGAGATTGGTGAAGAACCGTTTGTATTGGTTCATACCACAGAAAACCGCGGGTTTACGCCAGAGGAAGTGGCTGAGCGTTGCGTAGCAAAAATAATATCGGTTTCAGATAACGCGCATCCCGGTATTCGCGATCAAGCCAATGCTTATAAGAAGCACATTGAGAAGGTAGTAGCCCATTATATGAGAGAGGCTATTCGGAGTGACCGAACTACGGTATATAATAACCTAAAGGATGCGGGGCATCCAGAATTAGCTGATGCGATAAGGAGACTGTAAACATGGCTATTACACAAGCAATGTGTACATCCTTCAAGCAGGAATTACTTGAGGGACAGCACGACTTCCGTACATCGGGCCATACGTTTAACATGGCTTTGTACACAAGTTCAGCCACACTAAGTGCTGCAACCACTGATTACTCAGCTACTAATGAGGTCAGCGGGACGGGGTACAGTGCTGGTGGACAGGCGTTGACTAACGTCAACCCAACCACAAGTGGAACAACGGCTTTCACTGATTTTGCGGACGAGACGTGGACAACCGCCACGATTACTGCTCGTGGCGCGATTATCTACAACACAACCACGGGTGGCGGCACAGGCACCACTGATTCGGTTTGTGTTTTAGATTTTGGTTCTGATAAAACATCGACCGCAGGTGATTTTACTGTTCAGTTCCCAACCGCTGATTCATCTAACGCCATTATCCGCATAGCCTAATAGAGGCTTATTATGGCTATCATTGCCGGTTGGGGCCGGGGCACATGGTCGAGTGGAACGTGGGGTGAGCCCATCCCCGTTGAGCTTACCGGGGTCTCAGCCACCGGAGCGGTCGGTAGTGTTAGCGTTGTAGCGGAAGCCAATGTTCCGGTAACGGGGTTACAGGCGACAGGTAACGTAGGCAGCGTCACAGTCTCCGCTGCCGCGAATGTCGCGGTAACCGGTGAAGTTGGAACAACAGGGCTAGGCTCGGTAACCGTAACCGGCGATGCCAATGTTGCGGTTACAGGCGTTGCGGGTACGGGTACTTTAGGTTCCGTCACAATAAGTGGCGATGCCAATGTTGCGGTTACAGGCGTTGCGGGTACAACGGCGCTAGGTAGCGTCACGGTTGCAGCTAACGCTGATGTTGCGGTTACAGGCGTTGCGGGTACTGGAAACGTCGGTTCGGTAAGTGTAGTCGGTGAGGCTAATGTTCCTGTTACTGGCGTTTCGGCAACAGGCGCAATTGGTACGGTAAGTGTAACAGCGGACGCAATTGTCCCTGTTACAGGCTTAGCGGCCACTGGAAACGTAGGCTCTGTCACCATAACGGGTGATGCTCTTGTTGAGCCAACGGGCGTTGAGGGCACTGGAACGCTAGGCACTGTAACCGTGGTCACGAGAGTGATCGTACCTGTTACAGGATTGCAAGTAACCGGAAATGTTGGTACTGTTACGGTAAGCGGAGATGCGAATGTAACCGTTACAGGAGTGTCTGCGACAGGACAATTAGGCAATGTCTTTATTTGGAGTCAAATTACACCGAGCCAGAACCCAAGTTGGGGAGGTATTACGCCCTCGCAGTCGCCAAACTGGATAGAGACTATACCATCTCAGACGCCAAACTGGACGGATATTGCCGCATAGGAGACATAGATGCCGAGTGTGTTCACTACCAACTTTGCGATAGAGCAACCAGCCACTGGTGAACAGTCCGGCACGTGGGGCACTACGACTAACTATAACTTTGATATTTTTGACCGTCTAGCCGGTTTTAAGTCTGTCACACTATCTAGCACCAGTTCAACCCTTACTATTCGACCTTCTTCCCCTTCGCAAGGGTCGAGTAACGTAGAAGACGGCATGTTTAGGGCGATTAAGTATGTTGATGGTGGTGATTTAGGTGGCACAGTAACACTTACGGTAGGACCCAACACTTCAGCGGCGTTCTTTCTTTTTCAAAATGCTTTGTCTGGTGGCCGCGATATTACGGTCACGCAGGGGTCTGGTGGTAATGCCACGATAGTAAATGGTCAAACAGCTATAGTTTACTGCGATGGCGCTGGCGCTGGAGCGGTGGTTTACAGCTTGGGTGATAACTTAGCTATGTCCAACGCTAAGATTACAGGTGGTTCAGTGACGGGTATTACTGATTTAGCCGTTGCTGATGGGGGCACAGGGGCCAGTACTGTATCTGGTGCCCAAACAAATCTACAAGTTGACCCAGCGGGAACTGCGGTCGCATTAGCAATAGCACTGGGGTAAGCGATGGCAAACAGCTTTAAAAGAAAACTTTCTCGCAGTATCGGCACCTCGCTTACTGCGGTGGGTTCATATACCGTCCCTTCGTCTACGGAGGTTACGGTTATTGGCTTAGATGTGGCCAACCGGACTGCAAGTCAGGTTTTGGTTGATGTCACCTTAAATGATGCCTCTAACGACACGTATTTGATTTTCCAAGCGCCTGTACCGAGTGGCGGCGCGTTGGCTTTGATAGGTGGTGACCAGAAAGTCGTCCTTGAGGTTGGTGACAGTATTAAGGTCAAATCCGATACAGCGGGCTCTGTAGATGTTGTAATGAGCATTTTGGAGATCACCTGATGGCTTATTTAGGTAACCCACCAGCCGAGGCATATACTAATACCGTTAAGGATAGCTTCAACGGCGACGGGTCTACTACTGCGTTCACGTTGTCTCAACC